TCATAATTTGTAAGCCCTGTTAAACTTGATGTCGCAACTATTGATTTATCTGGACTACCTGTAACTAATTCATCCGCTCCATGTAGGGTTAAACTTAAACTCATAGCCTATAACTCTTGGTTTTTGGTATATTTACATTTATATTATTTACTATCTCTCTTTCGCTAGGATAGTATTCTATTTTTCTAGCATCTTTTAAAGCATCTTTAAGGCTTGAATTCTCACTCCTAAGGGCTTTTAATTCACTTACTATAGCATTGCTATGATTTACATTATTATAGCTCTCTACGGGCTCTAATTTAACACCAATATTAGTAAGATTTGGAGCTATTTTTTTGTTGAACCATTCTTCAGCTCCATTGTTAGGATCTTTTCTTATTGCTTCAAATAATTCTCTATTCTTTTGAGTCTCTTTTGCAGTCATTACTGATTCACCTTCAGCAAGTAAGAAAGGAATATTATCCTTGCCTTTAGGTTTTGTCTTATAATTAGAATTTAATCCAATAACCCCTTCTTCTGCTCCGTAAATTGTAGCTAATTGAGCCGCACCTATACCAGCTAGCAAAGCACTTGCAGGAATAGCTGCGAATATTGGTAAGTCTTTATAAGCATTCATAACCGCAACAGCAGTTGAAATTATTACTTGAGTAGCCGCGGCCGCTCTTTGTAATTCTACGTTTTCACCTGTTAACTGACTTAATCCACCTATAAGCTCACCAAAAGCTTTTAGATAATCCTCATTATTAGCTTGTGAATTTCCTAATAATTCATCAAAAGTATTAAAGAATTTAACTATCGATTGAGTAGCTATTCCAAAGTCACCATCAAAAGTATTTGCTAAGTCTGATATTATAGGTTTTAACTTTTCTACACTTTCACTAAAAGTGTCAGGAGTATTAACAATTGTATCTAAAAAACTATCGAAACTATCATCTATTAATTCAAACTCTTTTCCTTGTTTTTTTCTTAATACAGTTGTTTCACCAATTATATTACCTGCCGAATCTCTATAATATTTTGTAACTTCTTCTAAATTATCTTTTGTATCTTTGTTAAATAATGTTAACGCTTCTTTTGTACTTAATAGAGTGGTATCAATAAAACTTACTTCAGGTTTATTAAATAGTTCTGCTTTAACAAGCTCAATTGATTTTGCTAAGTCATCATTAGCTCGCTTTAATTCTAAAGCTCTATCACTTAAAGCACTATAAAAAGATTTTGAATACTCATCGCCTGCTAATTTTAATTGTCCTAACTGTTTAATTATTTCATCTAGTCCTAATTCTTTAAATGACTTCTTAGCCTTTTTATTTTTCTTTTTAGTAGCATCTAAGGTTTTATTGTAATCTTCAAACTCTTGCTTAGTTTTTTTTGTTTTTTCGCCTGTATCTTCTACTTCGTTTTTTAGTTCTTCTATATTTTTAATTGGTGCTTCATTCTCAGCTATGCCAAAGAATCTGAGTAAAGCATCGCCTACTTCTCTAAAACCTCGAGTTATTATTTTAATAACGGGTTCTAATTTATCAACTAGCAATTCAATTAAACTTGTTAATGGTGGTATTACTAACTTTAATACACCAATCAAAGGAAAGAGAGCAATCCTTACTAGTTCTGCAAATAAAACAATTACAGGACTTAATAATTCTAATATAGGACTAATTAAATTTAAGATAGGTTCTAATAATCTAACAATTGGTGGTAAGACTTCTTCTAACAATCCCGCTAATGTTTCAAAAACAGGTTCTAAAGCTTCACCTAACTTTCCAACAATAGGTGCTAATATTGATCCCAAAGCATTAATTAAAGGCTGAACCGCACTTAATAGGCTTGTTATTAATGGTTTCAAATTCTCAAATATTTCAGCTACTAAAGGTATTAAAGTTTCAGTTAATGTATTGATTAAAGGTTGAACAGCTGGTAATATACTATTAGCAATTTCAGTAATTGTAGCTTCTAATTCTCTTTGTAATCCTTCAAAGCCTTGAAATTGGAATGATTCTTCAACTGCCTGCCCTGCCTCCTGTGCCTTTTGTCTTATTTGTTCTTCATCTATTGGAGCGCCAAATATTCTACCATACAATTCTGCCCCTTGTTCTTCTGCTAAAGTACCTGAAACTGCTACGTTAATCTGATCTGCTAAAGCTCTGTCAATATCCCCAGCTTGCAAAGCTTCACTTACTTTATTTGCGCTTAAACCAATGGCATCTATTATATCAATATCACCCGATTGAGCTTGAGTTAATATCGAATTAACAGTATCTATAACTTGTTTTTCAGTCTGATTAGCACCTTCAGTAAGCCCTGCAAAAGCATCACTAAAATCCCCTGCTAATATTCTTATTTGTGCTTCTTTTATTGCATCGGCTAAGCGATCCGTATCTCTCGCACCTTCTTGGACTCCACGAGTTAAAATTCCTACAAACTCTTCAGCGCTAGCACCCGTTTGAGATAATAAACTTGGATATTCTTCTAAAGTATCTAAAACATCGTCTAATTGGTTTTGTCCATCTCTCATAGCTAAAGCAATTAAATCCCCTGCTTCCTGACCATCTAAACCAAAGTTTTGTATAAACCCTCTTGATTTTTCAATTACTTCGCTTACATCTTTATCATAAAGATCAGCAATAGCCTGTGATTTTTGAACAAAAGCATCTACCTCGTCAGGATTAAGAAAGTCACCTAATTGTTTATCTGCTTTAGCTAATGCTTGCGTTGCACTTGCTATATCTTCTCCAACCCCTGCCCTAAAGGCATCAAAACTCCTTTTTCTCAAAGCTTCTAATTCTTCACCAGTAACTCCAGTAGTAGCACTTAATTTTTGAAGAGCATTTTCAGCTTCAGCACCTTTTGTAACTACCGCACCTAAACCTGCTACTGCTCCACCTAAAGCAAGTCCACCTACCACTTTTCCAAATTTGCCAACTGAACTACCTAAATTGTCAAAAGCCTTTATATTGCCTAATCCTTCTGCCTTAGTTTTTAATGAATCTATATTCTTTTCAGCCTGCGAAGTATCGGCATTAACTTTGATTGAAGTATCTTTAGTCTTTGAGATTTGATCCTGTAAGCCCTTAACGTCGTTTTCAGCTTGTTTGGTATCTGCTTTAATATTCAAATCCGCATCTAACTTAGATAAACTTTTTTGCAGTTCTGATACAGTAGATTTAATATTATTGGTAAATTCTAAGTCTATTATTATTTTTTCATCTGCCATATTTTTTTCTTTTCAATATTTTTTTTATATTGCATTCATGATTATGAGTTATATTAATACTTATAAAGTAGAATGATGCTATCTGTATGTTATTGATATTCTCTCATGATTCCAGCTCAATTTTTTTGAGTGATTCAAGAACCTCCGCACCTTAATTGGCATTGTTATTGAGGATATTTTATTAGTTGCAATTGTAATTTAACCTCAAATTAAGCCTTGACTTTTTTAGTCAGGGCTTTTTTTTATACTTCCAATAACTCCATATGCTATTAAGAAAGGATACAGTAATATAATAAGGAAAGGAGTTAATAAAAGCCCTATAGGGCTCATAATATAATCAAATATGTCTAGTTCTTTGGAGCTGCGCCTTGATACTCGCTTAGCATCTTCAATGCTACCAATTTCATCATCTCTAAGTAATCCATTTCGACTAGGTAAAAATACTCTGTTGTGTTCTCTGCTAAATACCATACATTTCCTAAATACTCCCATTTTTCTGTTGTTAGTTCTCTTTTGTCTGGTATTTTCCATTTATTTTCTTTTAGTTTTTTTTCGGACTTTTTAGCTTCAATACTAGCTAGTTTAAATATCTTATTATGCTCAATAAAAGAATGTACTTGTTCTAATTTAGCATTGATAAGTTGCACGAAAGGTATTAACTTCTTTTTTAACCTCAATATAATCTAATTCTAAAACCTCTTCATAATCAACTTCTTTAATCATTGAATAAGCTTTACAATTAAATTCAACTAATTCATCTTTTCTTTTTTTATCTAACTTTACATTAGCACTTAAATTCAATAAAGTTGCAACTGAATTAATTAAAGAGTCATTTCTTTCATCTTCTTTTGATAGGTTTGTTATAAGTCCTAATAAATCCCCTGATCCTTGAGCTAATTCGTTAAGCTCTTTATCGGGGTTATATTTATCTACCAATTTGTTAAATTCATTTAAAAATTTAGCACTAATTACTTTTGTTTTTTCTACTTTTGCCATTTCTATACCTTTAAAAAAAATAAGGGGCTGGTTAAACCCCTGTTAATTAACCATTTGTTTCAAATACTTCTTTACCATACGAGTCTTGACTTATTGATAAGTCACTAGAACCCGTTACGTTAAAATCCGCATCAATTATAACAGAACTTAAAACATAGTCTGTAGCTGCTGGAACTGCTGTTAATGTTACTGTGTAACCAGAAGTAGTATTTGCAGATTTAGAAGTTTGTTGAACTCCGACTAAAGTTTGGAATCCTGTTAGCTTTCTTTGACCTGAAATAACCCCACCTTGATGAATTGCTATTAAGTCAGTTGCATCCGCTGGAATTGTAATGTTCTTGTCTTCACTTGCATCTGTATAAGTAATTGTTTCACTTGTTACTTCACCTGATACTGTGTAAGTTTGTTTAAATGTTAAAAAGTCTGCATTATCTATGATTGACTCAAGCTCTATTGCTAAGTCATCTGTAGATACATCGCCTGTAAAGTTTTCACTAGTGTTTTTGTCAAAAGTGAATACTAAAGTGTCTAATCCTGTTCCGCTAGTTGTATATACATTGACTAGATTACCAGAACCTGACGCCGCTTTTACTGCCATTATTCAAATTCCTTTAATTTATTAATAGTTTCTACATATTTTTTTCTGTAATATTCATATTGAAATAGTTCGTAATTGTCTTCAAACAGCTTTAAATTTCTTCTAAGCTTATTTAAAATCCCTTCATTATCTGTAAAATATCCATAATGATTGATTCTTAAAGCCGTGTTAACTGCTTTTGCACATTTACTATCTAAATCAATATCAATAGTTTCATGAACCGCACCCCAGTATTTATATCCAGTTTTGAATATTCTATTGGAACGGGTATTAATTAGTTCGTAATCTTGAGTCATTGATATTACCGAAACTGTGAAAGCTTCAATATCTTGATTGTTTTCTAACAACTCTTTTAATTCATCCCAATGTCTAAAGTCCTCATCTGTGTCCAACTGCATGGTATATAAACCGTCTGCATGTTGACACGTAGTATTTCTGACTTTAGCAAATGAAAATTTATCCCACCCGATAGTTATTAATTTACTCCCATTCTTTGATACATCTACTTTAGAATGATAAGAGTCACTTTTACCGTTAACTCCTATTACTAATTGTATCCAGTCTGGAAAGTTCATTATTATCTCATTCGGGTCCTGAGTAATTATACAAACAGATAATAAAGGTTGAGGTGTTAACCTCTGCTTTTCACGCCCTTTCACTTTGCTCCAAACATCAATTTTTGCACTCAAAATCTAATCTTAAAGTTTGTTCATTAGAGCCAACTCTAGGTATAGGAATCGTACCTATATAATAAAGTGTCTTGTATTCCAATAAATTGTCTTGAAATGTATAACCCGATAAACCTCTTGCAAGCTCCCTTGCATTTTGAATAACATCATCAATACTTGTTATGTAAATAGCTATTTTTTCTACTTCATTTTGGTGATCACCATCCATTAATTGTATTTCTGGAGTTTCACCTTCATAAACTATAGCTATTTCATCATGACCAATGCCTTTATTAGTCTCAATGTCTTCAAAATCATAACCTATATAAGTTGTTACCTTAAGGTCTGAAATGCTTTCTAAGATTGCTATACGGCTTTTAATTTGTGATAAAGTTGTCATATTGCCTCAAAAAATGCTTTTCTTAATGCTTCTCGTTCTTTTCTGCCTTGATTTGTGTTTGGATCAGCTAAACCCCATATTTTTCTAGACCTTTTACTGTACGATCTACCATTACGGGCTTTACCTTTAGTACTTTCTAGCCATTTAGCTTTATTTTTAGCTAAATTATCTTTTAAAACTAGAATTAGTTTACCTTGACTTATAACCCAGCCCATTTTACCAAAGAAATGACCAGTTAATCGTCCGTGATTAGGTACTGATTTAGCTCTAAATTGTGAGTCTCGTGGACCTCTTGGGAATCTCCACTTCCCTCTTATCATATTCAATTTAGCTTGCCTATAATTCCTTGTTAAAGCTGGTATTCTTCTGCCATCTCTATCAATACCTCTGCGAGTTCTATCTCTAATTAATCTTATTGCTTCTTTACCTACGGCTTTTAAACCTTTGATTTTAGTCTCAATAGTTAAATTATCAGAGATAGACTCTAAGCTTTGAGTCATTCTATTTAAGTCTAGGTTATTAATCTTAATTGCCATTTTAAGCTCTTATAATGTCATCAAAACCAGAATTAGTATTATTTGAGTCTTTTATTCTTTGCCATGAGTTCACCTCTTGAGTGTAAAGTCTTTCAAAAGTCTTTGTTCTTTCGTAGTCTTTTGTTCCTAACTCCCCACCCCTTTCAAAGAATATGTAAAATAGTTGTCTTAAAGCTAAAGCTCTTTCAAATTCAGTCTGATAAGTGCTACTTAAAACATCTATCCTATCGTCTTTATCGGTTTTATTTTCAAGTCTAAAATGTCTAATTATATCAGTTTTTAAATCCACCTTTGCAATATCTTTTTTTATTGTTTCAATAGATGGATATGAAGTAGAATTCAACATCACTTCATCAAAGGCTCTCATATAACTAGAGTTGGCTTCTAACGAACTAAACATTTACTTTTGTCCTGTAATTGATTGATCTAAGGTAACAGTACCACTTGAAACAGTAGTAATATTAACAAGTCTTAATTTATCTCCAGTTACAAGTAATGAGTCTGGATTTTTAATTGTAATTTGTCCATACTCTGCACCTGTAGAATCATCATCTAATACAGTAACCCACTCGTCTCCAATATATGCCTGAACATCTGTTTTTACATATCCAGACCCCGTTAAGTAAGTTTCAACATAAACATAGTGATAACGATCTAATTCAATGTCTAAATCGTAAGTACTTGTATCAGTTGCTGCATACCATGAATTAACTACAGTTCTACTATAAGCAAATAACGAATAAGTTATAAGAGCGATCATTGATAAAGCTAATACTATTCTTTTCATTATGATACATCCGCTTTTAGTAATAAAATTTGTTTATTATCTAATTTTTTAGTCCAATTTGAACCAGTCTCTAAGTCTGTATCAGATGTTGGAGCTGAACTCGAAGCCCATCCAACGCCATTAGCGCCATACTTAGCGGTTCTATATACATAGTATTCTTTAGTTCCACCACCTACAGCTGGTTTGTCATCTTCTAAAATTCTTAGGTTTTCATGATATTCAGTAAATAAAGCATTATCACCGCTTAAATAAACTGGATATTTACCAGAAGCCTCTGCACAAACTGAATCATTAACTACAACTCTTAAACCATTAAGAACTCTTACAAGTCCTGAGGCTGCAATACCAAATTTTTCAGCTTCATCATAACCCATAACATTAGATAGTTTTCTCATTGTATTAGAGTTCATTGTGATAGTTGTTAGCTCGTCCGCTGCTTCACCTAATGAATCCCATGCAAGTTCATTAAATAATTTTCCTGAAATTGCTGAACCCGAGAAGTCAGTATAATGAGTAGAATTTAAAGCAGTAGCAAAAACTCCATCTAGTACAGCTTTCATAATTGTTTGATCGTCTCTAATTGCTGTATCTGCGATTTGTGTTATAGCTCCATCAATACCAGATGATCCTTTTCTAATTGCATCAAATTGCGCTTCTTTCATACCAAATCCAGATTGGTAAACTGCGTGTTTTTCAACATCTGATGTCAAAGCACCTGCCGTAACTGTAGTTGAAGCTGATGCAATTCTAGTGTGTGTTACAACTGACTCTAAGTCATCGTTATACCATCTTTCGCTAATTTCACCAGCCACTTCATTAACTGGTACGAATGATACACTAACTAATCCTTGCGAATAGATAGTGTTTTTTCTTGTTAGAGCGTCTTGAAAGTAACCGCTCCATTGTATTGGATAATCCATTTATATATTCTCCTTAATGAATAAATTTAGGTTTATTTGTCTTACTTATGTAAGGTGCTTTAGCTCTATCTGCAAAAGTCTCTAATTCCACTTTTGGTTGCTCTAAAGCTGGTTTTTTGATACCTAATGAATTAGTTGGAGTATTTATAAATTCTTCTATTATCTCAATGTCTAAATTTTTAAACTTCTCACGTTTTTCTTCTGGTAGATTAGACAGTAATTTTTCTCTTTGGCTTTGTTCTTTTATCTCATAAGACTCCAACCTAGCTTTTAAGTCATCACGCTCCTTAATAGCTTGTTCTAATTCTTCTAATCTTGATTTATATTGTGTCAATTCATTTTCCTTAGTATCTTTTTCTTGTTTAGTGTTAGTTAAGTCTTCATTAAAAGAATCTAATTTGCTTTTGAGCTCTAAGTTTAGTTCTTCTAATTCCTTAGCTTTTTTACGATGTTTCTCACTTTCTTTATTGAGTTCTTTAATCCTTTTTTGAGCCCCTTCATATTCTTGTTTCATTTCTTCAAGTGTCGGCTCTGGGTCAGTTACCTCAACCCCTTCATCAATAAGTGCTTCAATTTGCTCTTCTGTTAATCCTTTATTTAGTAGTGATTTTTTCGTTGGCATCTGCGCCTCTCATTAAGTTTAACATCTCGTTATTCTGTTTCATTAGTTTGCGCTGGTTGCTCACTAACTGTTGTAACAACTGGTTCATCTCGTCCTGTTGTTCTAAGCTCTTGATTTGTTGCATCGTTTGTACTGACGCTCTCATTCAAGTCTCCTTTATTGTTTAAAATAGTTTCCTTTATTTGCTCATCACTACCACTCATGCCTGATCTTCTACCAAATTCCGATAGAGATATAAAGCCTTTATTGTATAACATCTCGTTATATTGAAAGTCTTCTCTGGGGTCTGTTATATCTTGATTAACGTATGATATATTAAATTCATCATTATAATTTATTCCATCAGTAGAACAAACATCTATAGTTTTTTTATGTAGTCTTTTTTCAAATGCTTTTAATATACTTTCATCTTTTGCTCTTATTTCTTCTAACTCCATCCTATCTATTTTCATTGCAATACCTGACAACTGATTGTTATCATCTATTACAGAGCTAGGTAGTCCGAAGTTCTTTAGTTTTTCCCTAACTATTGAGTCTTTTGCCTGCCTTAAATCCATATATTGAGCCTGAGCTGTTATATGTTCTAAAGTCGGGGGCATTATATCATTGTCTAAGTGTTTTGCTTTGTAAATCCTTCCTGAACCTAACTTAACAGTCTCACCACCATCAATATTAATCCCTAACCATACTCCAATAGTACCATATATTAAATTTTCATCTGTTATAAAGTCTAATTGATTTGCTAGTAGTTGTAATTCTGCTAAATTCCAATAGTTATATTCATTTTCGTGATAGTCAGTAGGGTTACCTAGTCTTAATATCTCAAATGGAATAAAACCATAAGGATTAATATTATCAGGATTTTCTTCTTGTGGTATAATATTGTAATTTTCATCTAATATCTTGAACTCATTATCAGTCCAGACTTGATACCTATTTTCATAATCTGCTTTTATATCACTATTATTATTTACTATTTTCTTAGTTTCTCTATTGACTGTGTATGATACCCAAAATTCATTAATATTGCCTAATTCATCGGTTTTATATCTGTAGTTATCAGCCATATAAGTGTAATAATTAAGTTCACCTTGACTCACATAAGGTCTAATAGCGCATTCACCTGTAATCTTTGCAACTTCGTGTACTGAATTAAGTACATGATTAAACCCAATTTCATTATATCTATCTTGCAGCTTATCGTCTGCTAGTCTTTCGGGTTGACCATACAAATCGCATAAATTTCTAACTATTCTTTTAAATAAAGAGTTATCGGTGGTTAATTTATACTTAAATTTCCTTAATATGTCTTTGTCTGAATCGACAGAGTAACCAGCTTTTAAATTAGCATATAACAAATCACGTCTTGATGTTATTGCATTGGGAGTGTCTCTATAAAAAGACAATAAAGCTCTTTTAAGACTTAAATCACTAACTTCATTTTCAAAGTCTGTACCTTGCCAAATCCGTGTAAAGTCTGCATTAAATACTTCATCATATACTGGTTTAGTCAACACTTATTCTATTCCTATTGTTTTTTAAATATGCGTGTGGATAATAAGTCAAAGCATCCACAATATGAGTAACACCCTTAGGGTCTTTTTTGTCGTAATCTTCTCTTGTTACTCTTTTTAAATTCTTAATCAAATAATTGCAATTATTATCTATAAAAAGCTTCATTTCACCTTTATAGTTTTTAAAAGCTCCATTAGTTAAATTAAATGCATCTTCTTTTGACTTGACTCTTGGTGTATATATTTCTGGATTAAATCCATTTGACTCTAATATTTCTCTTGTAATTGTATAATTTGTCTTTCCTGGACCTCCTATTGTACTTCTATTATTACCTGTACTATCTCCAGTTACATATACAATCCCACTATGATTATTCTCTTTTAAATATTCAACCGCTCTTAATGTCGCTGCTTCTGTATTAGAATCTCCTAATTGAAATTCCTTAACTACATAATGTTTGCCTTGATCTTCTTGAATAACTAATATACTCATTGGATTTACGTTAAAATCATAAGTCAATGTGGTCGGGAGTCCGCTTTTAAATTCTCTTTCTATTACATTTTCATCTGAAAAAGCATGAAATATAATCCCTGAATAATTTTCAAATGATGCTTCATATTCTTGTCTAAATGTTTTAGGGTCTAGTTCATTCTTAGCTCTTTCAATCTCTTCCTTATCAACTAACCCGCCTTCTAAAGTAGTCCATGAATAAAACTCCCATTCTTCATTATCTTTTAAATCATAAACCCAGTCAAAACCTTTAGGAGTACCAGCAAGCACAATAGAACCTTTCCTATCTGCTAAAGCTGGATTTAATACCTCTCTATATAGTTCTTCGTTTTGATCACTAGTTTCATCAACCAAAGCTAAGTCTAAACCCAAACCCCTCATAGAATCATAATTTCTACCACCATAAACCCTAACAATCGAACCATTAATAAATTCTATTTTTAATGAACTTTCATTCTTTTTTGATATGTATTCAATCGGTACTATATTCTTAAATGGATACCAAAACAATTCTTTAGCTTGTCTATATGTTGGAGCTACATATAATATATCTGAATTAGGATAATTAACAGCTCTTTCCAAAGCTTTGTACTTTAAGAAATGAGTCTTTCCACCTCTACGACCACAATAAGCTATTATCCTTCGAGCTTTACTCAAAAGAACATTTAATTGGTTATCTGTAGGTTTAGGTAAATTCAATTTTTGGTATATCCTTTATTTCAGAATCTTTTTTTGGCTCAATTCTAGCTAATTTTGGCATTCCGTATTCTAATAAGTCTTTATAAGCATTAATAAAGTCTTTACCATTTAACTTCATTACTTCATTATGGAATTTTTCCGCTCCACCTTCTAATATTGAATGGATAAAACCCTCTAAGATTAAAGTCTTTTTTGACTTAGCTCCTTTAGGTCGTCCATTGCTCGCTTTATTTCCCTTCTCGAATGGCATCTAATTTTTCTTTTGCTTCATTTATAACATCTTCTAAGCTCGGCGCATTAACATTTAATATTGATTCTACGCCTTGCAAATAAACTTCTATTAATATTGCATCTATATTCATTCGTACTCTATTATATTTTCATCCATATTAAAGCCAGCTAAGTTCATAAGCTTCACAAAGATTTTTAATGCATCGTCACTTGTGGTATTGTCTATCATTTCGTTATTAATGTATTCTACTTTATCTTTCAAATTAGCTGAATACTCGCATCCATATTGCTCAATAGTTATTTTCATTTAACGATCTATATATTCTTCTAACTGCTCAATCAAAGTGCTAATTTCATTTGGAGTTAGTGAGATTACACTCTTTTGCTGATTTTTAACAATACCTATTTGGATATCTGCCTCGTCTGTGTTATCTCTTAAGATAACTTGACAATCTTTAAATGTTATTAAAGTTTCCCATGCATTTCTTATCATAATCCATCCTTTAAGTATTTAATATCTGATTTAAGTTCAATTAGGATATGTTGTGCTTTTTTACTTTCTTGCTCTAAATTTTCAATATTAGTTTTAAGCTCTTGTAATTGTAATTGCTTTGTTTCAATTACTGTTAATCGTTCTTTTAATTCTATATGACTTAATAATATCCATGATATGACCCCAATAGCTAAAAGCTCTAATGAGTATCTTATAAAATTAAAAGCTCTATATTGTTCTTCGCTCAATGTATCATTCATTATGTTATTATTACTTCTTTTCTGTTAAATTATGATTGTTTAACATATTAGGATAAGTAAGGCTTTTTTTAATTTTTACCTAGTTTTTATAATCTATTAGATTGGATCTTCCAATAAATTCCAATTACTATCTATTTCACCATTACCTTTATTGTATTTGATATTTCTTAGATAAGTATTTGTGCCGTCTTGCTTTTCAAATATCATTGTAAAATCTACTGATCCATCTGGATAAAAATGTTCATCAACTCGAAGTGCATAAACTAATTTATCTAGCTTTACTTTTCTTTTATATTTTTTAGTTCCATGTCTTGTATCAATGTTTAAACCTTCATTTTTATCGCTTATCATTTGACTTATTAAATTTTCTTTTTCTGCTTGTATTTCTGTTTCTATTTCAGGAAACATATTTAAACCTCTTAAAATGGTGTATCAGTTGAATATACTGGTGAATTAGTTTCTGTTAAGTGATTACCATTTGAAGTTGAATCGTTAGCATTACCATTTAGTTTCCAATATCCAACCAAACCAGATTCATTACCTACTAAT